TGCCAGCCTCAGGAGCGTTGCCTAAAAGTATTGCTTGTTGCAACTTGAGACGTAGAGTCTCATCCTCGGTTACCTTGCCCATAAGTGCGGCAGTATTTTGAATTAAGTCCATATTCATAACGGCAGAAGCCTTGTCAAGGACAGCTTTAGCCTTTGTTAGGGCTGTTTGTTCTTTGATTGCCTTTGTTTGCTTACTCATTAAAGCAGCAATTTCCTTTTGACGTTTAGCAGCATCGGCATCGGCTTTTTTACGTGCCATTACTATTTTCATGCCAGCAGGAGTCATATCCGGCATGTTGCCGGACATTGGATCATAAACTCTGTCTTTAGTTGCTAACTCACTGCGCTTTTTACCTAGCGCACCAATAACACCAGAAATTAAACCGATACCGCTGTATTTAGCGATTGTGCCAAAACTACGCGCCAAGTCTGCACCGAAGCGAGCCATTGCTTCCATGTTGGCTACTGCCTGGTCGAGACTGCCACCACCAAATGCGTTTACAATGGCATCGGTTATGCCTTGTCCGATAACTTCTTTAGCGTTGCCAGCCGCAATAGTCAGGGCGTTTAACTTAAAGGCATAAGTATCAGCAGCTAGAGCAGCCTGGCCTGAGAATGTTTTGTTTAGTAATGCCTGTATTTCTTCAAATGACTTGGTGGCCATCTCAGCCTGGGTAAGTCCTAAGTTGTATTTTCTAAGTCCTCTTAGGTTGCCTACATAAGCCTGTGATAGATCACTAACTGTTGTGCTTAGGTCAACGCCTGCACCAGCTGATGCGTTCAAGGCGGTTGTAAGCAATTCTTTAGACTTAGTGTATGACTGTGTAACCTGCAATAATTTAGCCATCGCAGGGCGAAGCAAGTCATCGGCTACGTGGAATGTTCTTTCAAGTCCTTGCACGAAGTTCTCTACGTTGGTTGATTCGTAGGCTAAGCCTAAGTTCTCCACGGTTCTAGTTAACTTCTGCGCTGCTAGGTCATCCTCAGCGAAAGCCTTTAGAGATTGTGAAGCGTAACGGAAAGCCTTTTGTGCGCCAGCCAAGCCAATATAGGCCTTAGCGAGTGATTTAACTCCTGCTTGTAGTCCTAGAACATCTTTGTTGGCTTTGTTAAAGGCTGCTTTGCCTTTGTATTCGGCACCAATGCCAATCATTAAGTCTGTTGTTGCCATTATCGACCTACTCTCGCTCTAAACTTAGCTGCTGCGCCTTCAATGGCTTTAATTACTGCTGCATTAGTCTTGCCGCCATCCTCAGCCCATGCACGATAAATCAAACGGCCTTTCATGTAACGGCCACGTCTGCCTGATCCTGTGCGTGTGTTGCCTTGTGCAATAGGGCTAGCGTTTTCTAACGCTCTAATGAATTGCGCACCGGCTTGTGGGTTGTTTGAATGGCTAAAGTTTTTGTTGGTTCTAGGTGTGCCTTTAGGAGCCTTCTGCATACCGTTAGGATTCTTACGGCCAGCGGTTTCAAAGATAGCACCGGAAGCAGTTTTGTTAGCAATAGAAGCTGCGTAAGAAAACCCGCGTCTGTTCGGCTTAGATGGTGTTGTTTTGTAACCAATACCTCTACGCATAAGAGTTGCGTTATAGATAGGCCACTTTCCGGTCTTGCTATCACCGCGCCAGTGTGATGGTGTGAAGTCTGAAGGAATAAAGCCGCGGGCCTTTTTAACAATAGGCTTTAATACGTCAGCTACTTCATCTTGCAATTCTTTGGCTAAGTCAGGTTCAAACCTACGAAGGGCGGTGCGAAGTTGGCTAGCGCCTTTTAGCTGCGTTGCCATCCTTCATCTCCTTTGCCCGGTCTTTCATTGCCATTAAATACGTCTTGAACATTCGCACATCCATATCTATGAAGGATTGTGCAGGAATTCCCGTCTCTAGGCTCATTCGTGCAATGAGGTAGTGAAGGGAATCCCTAGTTAGTCCAAAGGGTCATCATCAAGAACTTCCACACGCACGAGAGTGTCTAAGAACTCTGCGCCAAAAGGCTTGACAGTTTCTCCCGATCTACGGATGCACTCCCAGGCTAACCAATAAACGTCAGTCTGCTTCTCATCCTCACGGAAGGCTTTGTGTAAGCCTTTCTTTGCATAGACTTCAAAAGCGAACTCTATTGCTGGTGTAATTGTGTGAGTGGTATCGCTACCATCCACCCTTACTATTCTTAATTTTGCCATTTTAGCCCTTTTCTTTTAGTTGTTTAGAATGTGCCTGTGCTTGCTACAACAGTTGTGCTGTTGCAGGTAAAGGTGATGTCGAACATTGCTTCATCAGCGACAGCACCAGAAATGTCTGGAATGTTGTCCACAAGAATTGTGCCTGTGTAAAGTTTGTTTGTTGCTGATACTGCTGTGCCTTTTTCTTGTAGTGCTGAGAAGGCTACGGTTGTGCCGTATGCAGCTTGTAGAGTAGCAAGAACTGAACCTGCTGCTGTATCGTTCAAGAATGATACTGTGATGGTGTCAGCTGAAAGTCCGGTTACGAACTTGTGTGCTGTGTCTCCCATAGCAGTTACTTCTAGTTGGTCTGCTTGGCGGTTTAGTGTAAAGGCTGTAACGTGATCTGATAGATCAACTGTTGCAATCTTTAATCCAACTTTGTTATTTAAGAAAATTGCCATGGTTTATTCCTCGTCTTTCTTGGCTGTTGCCTTTGGGGTGGATTCGATTTGACCGATCTTCTTCAAGAAAGCCAAATCCTCGGGTGTTAGATGATCGGACATATTAACTCCAACTCGTTAAGATACTCAGGCGTATTTCCGCCGTGAGAAGGTCTCCAGCAGTTGTATCAACTGATACCCCAGACACAGAGCCAATGTTATAGTTTAGCGAAGATGCCGCTAGTTTAGTAAATACGCCAACAATGAATTCTTCAATGTCCATAAGTGAACCTTGATTGTCCAGAAGTGGCAGATAAAGTTTAATTCTAAAGTTAGCCAAAGGTGCAACGGTTATGTGTTGGTTATTGCTTGGCACAATATAAGGATCATCAGGTTCTACAACCACGCTATTGGCCAACGGGCTGGCAGGCGGAAAGGAAAATACCTGCCATACCGTTGGATTACTTAAAGCCGTTGCAATGGTAGAACGGAGAGTTGTGACGGCAACTGTCATCCGACTAGCCCACCTGGGTTTAAGTAATTCGCAATCAAACCACGAACTCTAGCAAGTAGTGTGTTGCCCATACGGTAAGGTGAAGGTGTAAAGCCATCTGGTGATACGCCACCAGCATTTGAAAGTTGTCTTGATTGCCAGATGTCAACAGCAATTAGAAGTGATGCTTCTCTAACTTCTGGAATTGTAGCAAAGTCTATGTTAGTGCCAGCCGCTACTGTGGCAAATGGTTGAATAGGGTTCTTAACCTGATCTGCGCCTGTGGCTGCATAGGTTATGGAATAGTTATAAGCCGTCAATGAATAGTTCTGATAGTTAAGGGCAGATACTTGCACCGCGCCGTTAATTTCAGTAATTGTCTTAGTGCCGTTAAAAGGTGAACCGGCATTGGTGATAGTTACGCTCTGGCCAACATACATGCCGTGTGGTTGTTGGAAGTAAAGTGTTGCAAAGTTATCTTGCAGGCTTCTAGCAGCTGCGTAATAGTTGTTAAACCAGAGATGGCTCTTGATAATGTTCTCAGCAGCCTGTGCGCACTCTTCAACTGTTGCGTTATCGTAGAGGGAGCCTATGCCTAGAACTGTGCGCAGTTCGGCCTGTGTTACGTATGTTGCTGGCATGATTTCCTCTCTAATTAAAATTGAAGGGGCTAAGGGCTACAAAGCCCCTTCAACACGTTTGCTAGTTGCTAATTAAGCAACCATCCACTTATACGCCCCGGCATTTACTTTCGCGGCCGTGGCTCCATAGCCATAATAGGCAACGTTGATTTGACCTGAAGCAATTACTGCTGCTTCCAACTTAAATGTTGGAGACTCATACCATGTGAATGATTCTGGGTTCACAATAACGATTGAGCCATCGCCTGTTCCTGAAAGGTTACGATCAACGTAAAGGTTTAGACCGTTGATGTTGCCTTGTAGTGAAGTAGGTGCTGCGTTACCGCCAGCGTTCATTGGTGCTACTGCTGTGTAGATTGCGCGGTTTGTTGAATCAACAAGACCCATGATTGCGCCCCATTGGTCTGGAGACACGATAATGTTTTGTGCAAAGCCTAGTGTGCCTGAGTAAACAGATACTGCTGCATCTGCTACGAAGTCAAGAAGGTTAGCTGCTGACATTGTGCGGTTTCCGCCATCTGTCGCTGCTGCTGCAACTACTGTTGCTACGCGGGCATCTGTTGCCTTTGCGTAGGCGAATTCCATGTTCTTTACAAGTTCAGCAAAGAACGCTGGACTTGAACGATCTAGGATTTCAACTGAGAATGTTTGTTGTCCAGCAAACTTCTGAACTGCAACTGAAAGGTAAGCATCTTCTAAATCTGTGTTTGAAGGTGCTGCTTCTTCAGCTGTGACGGCCACGGTAGGTACCTGGGAAATTTTAGGAATTTCGAATGTAAGGCCGGCGTCCGGTAAAACACCCTTAGAAATTGCATCGATGAACGGTCTGTCAGCATTTGCTAACGGGTTTATGATTTCTGTGAGCTGTCTCGTTGGTACGAGGCCCGCATTGTCTGTTGTGTTTGCTGCTGCTAGGAGATATTGACGTGCGTTGTCATCTCCAAGTTTTGCACGAACTGTGTTCTCTAGGAATTTTTCCTTTGTAAACTCTAGGCGTGGAGCAGTATACATTGCTGCTGTTACTGTTGGGCGTGAGGCTTCAACCGCAGGGGTTTCTACTACAGCCTCAGGTGCTACGGCATCTGGAGTATCCAAGATGGCCTCACTTTCTGATTGTGGGATTTCGGTTAGTGCTTCATCTTCGGTTTCTGCCGCTGATGCTGCAACGCTAGTTACTGC